GTAGGTGGACTGGAGCACCCAGACTGTGTCGCGCTCCATCCCCTTGGCCTTGTGCGTGGTCGAGAGAACGATTCTCGAGGCATCGTCCTTGTCCTCGAAGAGCGACCCGATACGGTTGACGACATCCGTCACCGTGCTAGCACCTTCACTGATTGCCAGAACGCAATCCGCTCGGTCCTCGACGGCCTGGGTGTCTCTGTGCTTCGCCGCCAGGCGCTTACACTCCGTGTCGCGCCACTTCTCGACGTAGTCACACAGATCGGACACGCTGTTCGCTGCGCTCTTCTTGACGAACGCCGCAAGGGACGCACCGACGTCGCGGCCTTGGATATTCGCCGGCCGCCCAGACTTGATGAAATACATGCAGAGCGAGATGAGGGGCGCGTTGGTCCTGCTAAGGATGAACTCTCCTCCTTGAGCGCTGTTCTTCATCTCGTCCAGATTCGCTTTTCTGACGATCCCTTCCTCGGCGTCAGGCGCGTATTCGATCTCTGGAACGACCTCCTTCGCCTCTCGGACCACGGCCTTGCAGCAGCGGTAGCACACACTGAGCGGAAGCACCTGCGCGTCGAGGCGCTTCACCACATTGTTGACGGCCGCAGAGTCGGCACCCCGGAAACGGTAGATGGCTTGTCGCGGATCGCCCACCGCGCAGATGCGACCGTCTCCTTCAACGGCGCGCATCGTCATCTCGATCTGCGCCGGGTTCAGGTCTTGGGTCTCATCGACGAACACGCGATCGAACTTCGCCTGCGGGAGATCCAGGGCGATCGGTAGCCAGATCATGTCGTCGAAATCGATCTGACCGTCAGACGTGTCGGTACAGCGAACCAGCAGCGCTTGCACGTCACGCACGAACGCCGCTCGGAAAGCGTCCTGCTGAACATCGCCGAGGACGAGTGTCTTGACCGGAGAACGCTTCGGAGACTCGATGTCGAAATCGTCGATGAGCGCGTCGATGTCGGCCTCTTCGGCTAGGAGTGCCCCCTTGGCCAGCGAGATCGCTTTGACGAGATCTCGACGCATCTCGTACCCGATCCCGGTGTCCTTCTCTCCGGCCGTCTTGCAGATCTTGGAGATGAAACGAGCGATCTCCAGGTTCGAAGCATCAATGAGATCGTAAACCCGGTTCGAGTTGATGCGTAACCGATTGAGTGAGCGCGTGATGGTCTTCAACCCATACGAGTGCAGGGTCGAGACCTCGATGCCGGGCGGCGCCTTCTTCTTGAGTTCCTCGGCGATCAGCTTGTTGAAGGCGACGAACAGAGTTCGGCAGCCGGCCGGAACGTAGCTGAGCGCAGTGACGATCGTTGTCGTCTTACCGCTACCGGCCACCGCCTTGACGACGGTGTGCCCGGTTCCAGTGGCAACGTTCTCGAAAACCGCCTGCTGATACTTGCTCCAGTTTTTCTTGTCGGACATGGTTCGGGATCTCCTTTTCCCTTGATGACGGGGCGGGGTTTTCTGTCCCCGCCCCTTCTCAGACAAATTATACGTATCCTGTTCTTTTTTTTCTTCCCTCAGAATCTTCAGAACGGCGGCGCAGTTCCCCCGCCCCCGGTCGTCGGGGTCGACCCTCCGCCGCCTCCGATGGCTCGGAGCCTAGCCTTGAACGTCCCCGCATCGAGGGGCTTGTTAAGCACGACGGTGCCGCTGCCGGCCAAGATCTCGAGCTTCGAAGCCCCCATCTTCTGAGAGCCGTCTTTCGGGTCCCTGTACGGCGCCGGAGCCGTGACCTGGCACGGGACCCTATTCTCGAAGATGCCGTCGAGTTTGTCGATGTCCTCCGGGGCCGCGCCGATCCAGCCGAGCAGTCGAAGCCGCTCGTACGAGTACACCGCCGACGCATCGGAGAAGTACAGGAACGTTGTCATCGATCCAACCGACTGACCCTTGTCGAAGAGTTCCATGTCGATCGCGATCTGAAGGGTACCGGTCGGCGTCTCGCCGAGCTGCACCTTGCCCTTGATTGCCTTGCCTTCGTACTGTCCAGCGCTGATCATTCTGACTTCTCCTTGTTGTTCACTGCTACCTTCTTCTCTTCGAGCTTCGCCGCAACACGGTTGCGGGCCTCCACGATCATTCCCGGGTTCGCCCGGAGGTACTCCTTGACCTGAACGTCGAGCGCCTTGTCGGCGATCTCGGCGAGCATGGCGCCGATCTCCTGACGGAGCGCCGCCTCGCGCTCGGTGTCTGCCGCCCTGGCCTTCGCGAACTCGTCCCATGAGAGGAGCACCCGCTCAGGGAAGAGCGTCGTGCCGCGGGACTTGGCGTCGAAGGCAGGGGAGCGCTGGGTGTGGATCCAGCGGGTGCCGTTGGTGACGGCCTTGACATCGCCGCCGACCTTCTGCTGAGAGATTTCCTCCCGGGCAAACAAAACGTAGTCCACGCTTTGTCGCAGCAGTCCCGCGATCTTGTCTCGCACGGCAATCCCGAACCGATCGAATCCAGGTCCGGTCGGATCATCGAAGTGCTTCACCTGCATGTGACCCACCAGGACGATCGCTTTGCCGGAGAGCCACACCCGCTCGAGAGCGCCGAGCAGTTCGCGCCAGCGCATGATCGCGAACGAGTCGCCTCGTCCGTACCCTCCATCCCACTTGTCGATCGTGGTGCCCGGGAAAAATTCCAGGCTGCCGAGGTGCTCGAGATCACCGAGCGCGTCGAGCACCAGCGTCTTGCATTTGACCGATCCATTCCCCACGGCATCGATCCACCCCATGACTTCCGGCCACGTCTCCGGTACGACGCGCTTGACGTCGTACGCGGAGCTGCCCTTGTTCATGTCGAGGAAGAACGGATCGGGAGCACCGGCGGCGAATCGCGTCTTCCCTACGCCGTCTCCGCCGTAGATGAGTACCCGCGGCTCCCTCTGCTGTTTCCCGTCGCTGATTTTCTTCAAGTCGATCATTCCTAGAACCCTTTCACTTCGTGAGATCAGAAACAGACTCAGCCTCGACGATCGCATCCACCCTACCGCCGAGCGAAAACGTTCTCGAGGCAGCTCCCGTCTCCGGGTTTACAAGCGGGATCCGGAAAGTCTGCTCGATGGCGAGCACGCCGGTGGGCGCTCCCCACCTGGCCGCATACCCGAGAAGCATCGCCTCCTCTTTCGCTCGGATGTACGGATCCGTGGTCTCGAGCGCCTTCTTTGCCGCTTCGATGTCGCCTTCGGTCCGGCGAAAGACGTCGAGAGCCGCATGGACGCTATGTCCAGTGGTGAGGGTCTCGGGCTTCTTGATCGGTCGCATCCGGAGCACGTAGCGAAGCTGGAATTTACGAGGACACGAGCGGTAACAACGCATTGCACTCTGAGTGAGGAGGCTCGCGTCGTCGGTCAACTTCGTCAACGCGCCCTCTTCGGCGAGTTCCTCGTGCACGTCTTCCTCGAAACGGAAGAAGAGCGGATCCTGAAGATCCATCATGCCGGCACAGACCGAGAGGTAGTCGCATTCGCGGCCCCAGGAGACGCAGGAGTCGACATTGCGGGGGTAGATGTTGAGGCGCCTAGCGTCGCGCATCAGCCCGGCCGTGTTCCACATGTCTTGCGCCGCCTCGCGCTCGTCAGCCTCGAGACGAACCACAACGCCTCGGGCGTAGTATTTCTCGGGAGCTTCAGCGATAGCTTCGAGGCAGCGATGACCATACTCCTCGGGTGTTTCGGGGCGAGACTGGAGCACGTAACCGAGATCGGTATCGCCGGTCTGGCGCCACTTCTTGCCGTCCTTGGTCTTCACGCGCTGGCCGGCGGAGTCGAGAACGATCTTGATGCTGTTCTCGTCGACGAGGGAGACAGAGGAAGGCTGCTGAAGAGGCTTTCGAAGAACGTCATAGACACATCCGTGTGGGTCATGCCCCATCTTGCGGATAGCGGGGAGGTAGAGCGAGAGTTGAGGGTCGAGGATGGTGCGCTTCCAGAACGTACCCCCTTTCTCCAGGGACTCGGACGTCGTCTTTGTCTCCCAAAGATACACCTTCATTGTATTGCTCCACGAACCGGAGTCTCGACTGATTTTCTTTCGGGCCACCCCATATACAAGCGAGCGAAGATGGTAGCGGCCGGAACACCGGAACGCTTCGCCCAATCCGTCACGATAAGCGTCTCTCCGTCGAGAGTAATCTTGCGACTATTCCGACGGTTCCTGGCTTGCTCTGGATAGGTTGCCCATCGACAATTTTCCGGCTCGTAGTTGCCGTTCACATCCTCGCGTTCAAGCGTGTGGAGATCGGATGGACACTTTCCCAAGTCTGCCAGGAAATTCTCGAAAACACGCCATCGTTCGCAACATCGAATACCACGATCGAAATAAACCGCCCGCTGCTCCGGTGAGGTTCTCCCGTCGCATCGACGCAGCATACCGTTCCAGATTCTCCAGGTACGGGTTTGCGTCATTCCGTGCGTGGTGTTGCTTGTCCGTATGCGCTCCGCTCGCCAGCACCCGCACGAATTGACCGACCCGTTGAGCAGATGACTCGACTTGATTGTTTTTTCTGTTCCGCACTCACACATGCATAGCCACATTCGTGGTCTTGACCCAACCATCCTGATAACCGTGAGTCGCCCGATCACGCGCCCGGTCAAGTCGATCGGTTCTCCTGATTTTCTTGGCACCTCACGCACCATTTTTTCAGCGAGATCGGTGTGGCCATTTTCTCGAAGCCAATTGGCAGCAACCTGAATACCGCGCTCCCGACCGCTTGCTGTCTTGCTATTCAGCAGAACGGGCAAAGCAGTGTCTTTCTGGGCGCGTCTTATTTCGAGCGCCCGAGACCGTTTCGCTGCGTCTCCGGATTTACTCACGCAACCACCCTCACCTTGAACGGCAGCTCCCTCGTGTCCTCGAGCGGCATGTCCCGCCACCACACCTTCTTGTCCTGCTCCCATCTGAAACCGGCGGCCTTCACGACGTCCTTCTGCTCGAACGGCGCCAGCGAGTGACACCGCACCTTCGGACGCATCGCGCGGACTAGCATCGGTTCTAGCGCGTGCCCCATCTCAGCCATCCGGGTCAGAATGCGGGCCAGCGTGTCGACGTCGGCCATCGCACGATGCGCGCTGGCGACTCCGAGTCCGAGCGAGAGCGCGAGCTGTACGAGGGAGCCGCCGCGAGCGCGACCGGGCCACCCGATGTCGTTCTCGGAGCACACCCACGGTTTCCCGAGATCGGGCGTGAACTTCCGGTCGAACTCGCTGTTGTGCGCGATGACGACCTGCGCCGGCTCGATGATCC